CGGCGGAAATCTCGTATTCGCTCACCTCGTCCGCGAGCTCTACGGCATCGACAGCATCTCTGCCGATGTTGTACGCCAGTTTTTTCTGTTCGTCCGACAGATACTGCACCGACTCATCTTCCACAGCAATATCGTAAGCAATGCCCAGCTTCGCCATACTGTGCATCGCGCCAAATGCCTTGTCGAACTGCTTCACATCCTGTTCGGAGGTGTATGTAGCCTTCATTGCCTCAGCCTGCTTGCCGTACTTCTTGCTGGCAGCTTCGATGGTCAGCTTGTGTTCCCCGCTCTTTTCCTGCGCTTTCTGTTGCTTCTCAAAAGCCCTCAGACGCTGTTCATTCAAAGTACTCAGCTGCAGGCCACTGATATCCTGCTTATTGCGAACTCTGTCCTGAAGTTTCTTCGCAAGCTGATTTCCCGCATCTGCAGCCAATGTCTGGCTGATCAGTGCTTCGGGATCCTCACCGTACATCTGTCGGGCATAAGCAGCATTGGCAGCCAGATTCATGGTATTCACGCCACCGCCCATTACTCCGCCGCTCAGCGCGCCGCCTGCGCCTGCCCAGGCAACCTGTTTGATCAAGTCACGGAAGGCCTGCTTCTTTGCTTCCTCTTCAGACAGTCCGCCGCCCTGTTCGGACATATAGAAACCGACCATCTGATTGATATCGCTTTCTTCGCCCATAATGACCGCGTTGGAAATGATATTGGCAATTTCCGTTGCCATTTCTTCTCCGGCTTCAATACCGCCCTGCTTCAATGTTTCGGTGACCAGACGCTTCACGCTGCTGACATTTTTATTTTCAAGCAGATTCCCCACACTGAATTTCTCGAAGATTGCTTCCGCTGCACCTGCAGCCAGACCGCTCAAGGTTGCCTGTGTTGCGGTACCGCCCTTTTCCAGAACATCGATTGCAGTCTGGGAAGCAGCTGCACCACCCAGCAGTACGGATGCTGCAGGACCGCCAAGCATAATGGTGGCTGTACTGTCCCCCATGCTCATGGCAGTGTCATACAGGAACCGCGCAACATTCTGTCCCTTGATAGTCAAATCGGTGTTTTCCTCGATGTTCTCCCCGACTCTGCCGCGAATATCGGTGACATAGTTGGTCGCATGGAGCTTGTCCGTGTTGACAGGCCGCCAGTCATCCTCACCCCGCAGCTCATTGGCGATGGTCTGTCCTGCGATAGAGAGATAGTCAAGCCCCTGCACAGGAGCTACGCCGACCGTAGCCGCAGAGGAAAGAAACCCATGCTCATCGGCAAACTTGAGATTTTCTTCCCGCTCCGCTTTGCGTTCCGCTGCGTCCTGCATTCGCTGCTCATAGTCAGTCATACGGTCGAAATTATAGCCGGCCTTTTCCAGTTCGGACTCCGCCTGCTTTTCTCCCGCATTAATACGGGCCGCCAAACCGAACACATCATTCGCGCTATACTTTTGCCGCAGTGCATCATAGTCTATCTGCTGTCGCTGACGCGCTGTGTCGTTGTAGCCAAACGGCAAATCAGAGCCCGGAATCGATGTAGGCAGCAACGAGCCAAGCAAAGTCTGCATATCTGTTCTGGATTGCTGACCTGCATTATATTGTGCCCATGCATTTTCATCCGAACGAAGATTCCTTTGTTTCTCTTGATTCTCCAGAAAATAGTACTTCTTCTGCAGTTCTTTATACCGTTCTTCAAGTTCTTTGGCTTCATTGCGTAAGCCCAAATACTTTGAACTGTTTCCCGCTCTGGCTCGCATTGCTTGATAACGGCGTTTTATCATTTCCGCTTCTGCTTTTACATCCGAGCTTGTTTCTTTTCGAAATGGTGATGGTTTTAGCGTTTGAGATGCAAGCTGTGATGTGCGTTCCATTTTCCCGGGAGTTGTCATAGACGGAGTCCATGCGCGGCCGGAATTGGCTGTATTGGCACGCTGTACAGCTTCTTCAGCGCTTACCCCTTGAGGCAGATTCTTTATTTTGTTTGAAAAAACGCTCTTTTTTTCTTCATCTTTCTTCGCCATAAATTACTCCTCAATACCAACGATTCAGATTATTCAATGCGTTTGCCATGGTGGTTTTAAGATCATCTTTCTTCTTTTCGGATGTATCCTTATTTTTGGAAGCAAGTTCCGCAACCTTTGTTTCAATTCCGGTTACACCAAAATTGCTGTAATCCGGTACCACTGTCGCTACATTGGCACCATTGGGCAGATTCGTATTTCCATTGCCGGTGCCACTACCTTTCCCGCTGCCGCCACCGCCGCTGCTCTTCTTGGTGGGATTCAGCTTCTTGTAGTACTTATAGTACGCTGCATACTGATCATCACTCATGCCGGCATCGGCCAGTTCATCCGCCGTAGGCTTGTAACCCAGAGTGGTGATCATATCCACCAGATTGCTGTATGCATCCTGCTGGCGTCCATATGCCAGTTCCGCCTGTTCCATACCACGGTTGTAAATATTGTCCGCCTGTCCCTGCAGATAATTCAGCTGCTGATAATACTGGGTCATTGCATCCTGGTACTTGCCGTATTCATCATCGGCCAGCTGGCCCATCATGGAATACTGATCCTTCAGCGCATCGCCCTGATCCTGGTACTGCTGATATGCCATGCCGTAGAGCTCGGGTACCACATCATTCAGCTGCTGCAGATACGCGTTGTACTGCTGCTGTCCGACGCTCTGGCCGTAGCTGCTGCCATAGCCGCCCGTCAGTGCTGCAGCCTGTCCCATGGTATCCTTCATTGCCATTTGGCCCTGATTGACATATCGATCCTGGTACTGCTGATACAGCGCATCTTCGTTCACATTGTAGGAGAACTTATCCCGACCGGTGATCTGATTGTAAAGATCGTTCAGCTGCGCTTCGTAGCTGTTTTTGTAGCTGGGCATCTCCTTTTTGGCTGTTTCCAGTGCGCTCATTGCCTGCTGATAGGATGCATCCGCCGCAGGATTATAGCTGGTAGCAGGTCTTGTCGCTGTGTTCTGCACCGCAGGCGCTTCTGCGGCTGCAGTCTGCTTTTCGGCAGTGTTGGATCCCGCAGCCGGTGCCGCTGCGGTTTTTTCATTTTCCACATGAGGCGCAGCATTTGATGTCTTCAGTTCTTCGATTGTGCTATATTTAGCCACTCCAATTCGCTCCTTTCAATCGTCGCTCAGCAACCCGCAGGTTGTGCGTTCGTCTTCGTCCAAAGGCGGCTGTTTCTTTTCGTCAGTCATGCTTCATCCTCCACACAAGGTTCACATACAGTTCCAACAGCTCGTCCAAATCGTGATACACAGGATTCCCCGTATCGCGGAAGCATAGGTACAGTGCATTGTTTTGGAAATAATACTTGCCGCTTTCCAAAACCATGTTCCCATTGTAGGGAATTGGATCTGCTTCCGTGCCTTCGTGCTCTTCATCGACACGCAAGTACAGCGATTCCGTACCCACGCCCGGTGCATAGTGTGCCTGCATCAGCAGTGACGGTTGCTGAACCTCCCACAGTTCATCGGCATATGTGAACTTATTTCCCTTCACCAGCGTCTGTCCAACCACATCCTCAAACTTGGGATAAAAGCGCTTCATTCGCAGCGCCGTGTTATGATCCACAGGCAGCACATTAATGGTAACGGGAATCAGCCGTTCCATAACAGCCGACAGAGTAAAAGGCGCACGGGTTTTCTCATACTCCCTCAGTGCCAGTTCCTTCGGATCATATTGGATATATCGCAGAATATCTTCATATTCATCCCACGCAGGCACACCACGGACTGCAGGTACATCGATTACCTTTTTGCGGTTCTTTCCGCCATTGGGAAATCTCTCATATTCGTAATGGAAGACTTCCTCCACCTCTTGGATTTCAGGATGATGGGCAACAAGTACCCTGTCATTTTCAATGTAACCCTGCTCCAAATCCGGATTTTCGATTTCCATTCCGTTCACATCAAGGATTTTCATGTTGTCACCTCTTCTTCATCTTCCACTCTCTGCCAGACATACTTCGTCACATACGGAGGCATATTGTCATGAGCAACGGTATTGCCGTCTGCATCGCCACCAAAGTCCAGTGTGATTGTGTCGCATTTATGGCTTGTGCTACAGGTTTCTGAACCGTATGTCCATTTCGGGCCATCTTCATCGCCGAACACAAAAGCCGTACCATCGTTAACACCAACAATCACTAAACCAGTCGAACCGCCAGTACGCACATTCAATTTGCCGTAAATGCGAGGAATGTTTTCCTCCAACAGTTCCACGCTCGACGCACCGCCTGCAGTATCAACAGCGTAGGTATCGCCGGCCGCAAGAATAAATGTATCCTTCAGCTGCTCCCATGTGCCGCCGAACAGCTGTGCAGGAGAAGTAGGATCAGCAGAAACATAGATATAGCCGACAGGCATGAACCGCAGAGGATCTGTGCATTCTTCAACGATTTGTGCAAACGATTTTCCACCGATTGTCACATCACCTTCCACAGTCATATTCTTCTTTACCAGAAAATTCCATGCAACCTCTAGCAAATCATCCTCTTCGGCGTATTTGCCGAAGGCTGCACCCTTGCCACCCGCTCTGCTATGGAACATCACATCTGCAGTCGGTATGATCTGGATGTATGTTGCCGTATTTCCAAGGCTGTCAGTCAGTGTCAATGTTGCACGATAGGTCTGTGTGGACTGCACTTTTGCATCACCAACAACAGTGATTTGATCAACAGGCACTTCTTCCGGTGTCAATTCCCCGATTGTCACAATCATAGTCGGCTGATTCAATCCGGCCACCGAGCTGATTGACGCCTTGGCATACACACTCAGATAGGTACCATCATCCGTTTCCACACCATACGCGTTGCAACGGAACAGCTTCGGAGTAACAATTACCGGATTGGTATAACTTTCGACAAGGAATGTCAGTGTGGTTGCAACGCGCTTCCCGCGGGAGTCAATCACAGCACATTCCACAGTGTGTTCTCCTGCATCTGCCAATACTGCAGTGAGGATCTGTTCGATTGTCACTTCTTCATTGGGAGTAGTGGAATAGATATTACCTTTATGCACAATTTCAAAAGCACCGATCGTCGCGCCATATGCGGTACCATAACCGATCTTATCCTTATCAAAGGACACCTGTGCTTTACTGTACCCTTGCACATATGCAGCCAGCTCACTTGCATTCGTTTCGGTGTTGTAATGATCCACTGTCACACAATCCGGACGCACAAACAATTTCACGCTATCCGGTACCAGAAGTGTTACAGACACTGTTTTGGTTCCAACCAGCTCTTCCCCTGTGTATGTAGAGATTGTAAAGACACATTCACCTTTATCATCGTTCGGAATTTCACTGCATAGCGACAGCGGCGCCGTCCAAAAGACAATGTTCGAAGGTGACTTTTCCATAATCGTTTCAGACACCGCACCGAATTTGTAACTAATCGTATGCGTAAAATCCGTGGTAGCAGCTACAATATTTAGTTGCAGGCTACTGCCGATTTCCTCCCCGGTCACAGTGAGATCGCTGATACGGGGAATTTTCGTCAGTGCAATGGTGGTGCTGGATGTGCTGTTGTATGTAAATTCGCCGACCGTCAGCTTTGCATAGAACTTCAGCGTTGTGGTTGCTTCGCCGGTGATATCGTCATGCTTTATAAGTCCGTTTCCGTCTGCATCCTTTATCACAATGGGGAACTCTACCCCTGTCACACTTGCATAGGAGCTTGTTGATGTAAGTTTTGCATCCATGGATTTTGATACCAGAGCGTCGCTTCCATCCACATACGCTTTGATATTCACAGATGCGCTGCCGGTGTATTTGGTCTGGCGTGCTTTGATATCCACAATGTGGATCTCAGAATCATTCGTTGCAATGTCATACCATTCCTCATAGTAAAAGCGGACATAGCCGATGCCGAATGTACCGTAGTTGTATGCATTCTTTAGTGTGACTGTAAAATTACCGCTTACACCTAACTCCATTATGCCTCGCCTCCTATCCACTTAATTGACAGACCGTTTGCAGTTGCACGAATCTGCCACGCTCTGTCTTCCGTGCCGATCACAATTGATTCAGCCACTTCTATTTTTCCGGTTGACAGCGCACCCATGGAGAAAAATGCCATTTCCTGTCCGTTCATTCGGAAAGACACCTTGTCCGCGGTGTAAAACGCGCAAGCATTTGCAGAATCAAGTCTGTCGTATGTATTGCCGTCTTCGTCTTCCCATGTTTCTCCGGTTTGAGTGATCTTCTGCCCGATTGCAATACCAATGATGGGCTTCCCTGCATCGTCATACTCGATAAAGCCCTGCTTGATATAGCCTTCAGTGTATTTGAGATACTCTTCAATTCCCTTGATACTCGCCCCATAGCCGAGGCTCATGATGGTTGCTTCTGCAGTTTCGGTAATCGTTGTATGAATCGTTTCCTGGTACTCGCCCCACTCATCACTGATTGCAGTGTATTTGCCGGTGAGCGTACGCTCGATCACATCCATTTCCTTGCGGACAATACCGGCCGTGTTGATGATCAAGGCTCGCAAATCATCATAGCCATCATCTTTTGCGCCGGAACGCAGTCCGGAAGCCGTTCCCGAAACTACGCTTGCAGTCTGCTTTGCAACCGTGTTTTCCATCTGCCCAAGAGCAGTATTCAGATTTTCGGAAAGTCTGAACAGAAACGAGTACATCTGCTGCAGCTGATCAACGGGATTGCCTCGCAGCTGAGGTGGTGTTTCAATTTTTACCGCCATCACATATCACTTCCCGATTCGAATATCTTTGCGAAGGAATAGATTTTTACATCGCCGACGCCTTCCAGCTTGATCATGAAATGATCACATCTGCGCGGACGAACAGGAAGTGTAAATGTCTTTGTTCCCGCTCCCTTGATTTGTCCCGCATTGCGCCATACACCGTCGCTGTCATACTGGACAAACACTTTCATGTTTGATCCTTCAGGCAGTCGCATCCGGAGATTAAAGCGGGAAATGTATTTTCGATTGACGGTACTATATCCCATCAATCCTGTCACTGCAGACCACTCAATGTCGGACTCAGCTTCGCCAACACTTCCGTTCACGCTCATCAGTTGCTTCGTACCGACATCAATGAAGTACAGTTCCCCGTCACACCGCGCAAATTCCATAACCTGTGTTTCATCTTCTCTGTGCCACAGACCGCGCAAGGTATCGTATACGAACAAATGCCATCCGCCATTGCGATCTTTCATGGAGATATAGTATTTATCTCCAAGCGCTCCGCCTACGGCTTCAAAATACCGTTCCACACCCATCTGCTCGCTGACACTTACAGGCAGGCTGCCGTCATACACCATCACATCGGTGACCGCCTTGTAATACAGTCGTTCATTGACTACAACAGGGCTGCTATGACTGCCTTTCTGGATTCCACGGCAGGCCGTATCCACGATCTGATGCGCACCCGTGGAGCTGATGTAAACTTTGTGCAGGCAGTTTTCTTTGAAGAATATCGGATATCCAAGGTGAGTCACCGCGCCCGTCCACGGCCCGTCTGTGCCCACTGAGGCTACATAGCTGTCCGTTGCAAGGCCGAGGAATTGATTCCAGTTCTTGAAATCGCCCAGAGCGCAGCAATAAATCTCATTCACGGTTTTCCCGTCAACCAGACCATACTTACAGCCCCAGAGGCGGTTTTCGGATTCTGTAATATAGTCCAAATCCGGCATAGTACGGCTGACCGTAACAGTACCTTGATTCTGTTCGTAGATCTGATCCAAAAGACCGACGATCACAATATAGTCGTCGCCCTTTTCGTAAATGATGTGACTGCCGTTCAGTGCTTCCAGCTGCTCTGCAATCGTAGGCTTTTCGATTTCCGACTCTGCGGCTTCTTCCGCCTCTTCCGTTTCCGGTTGCCATGCCACACCGCTGATGGTCACTCCATCAAATTTGTTAAACTGCTCGCCGATTCCGGCATAGGTAATCTTGGTGTACACCGTCGCAATATCCGTCCACACACCTGTGCTGCCGCTATACTGCTTCAAAGAATGTACACTTCCGGAGGTATCCAGCCACAAAGTACCGCTTTCCGGTGACTCCGGTTCAAGCCCCGTGTGTACGCTATCATAATCCTTGCCATCTGCAGTACAGATGGTATAGGTCACATCCTGTCCCTCAACAGTCGAGAAACGCGCTTCGATGCTGCCGCAGTCTTTTTCCGGATCCTCGGTGTTGATATACAGCTTATCCGGATAAATAATGATATACGCGCCCATGCTGATCAGCTGCTTTGGCAGCATGTCTTCCGTATCAGAGATTCGGAATCCTTTCGCTTCCAGGAAGCTGCTGTAATTTTTATCACCGTACCAAAGCGTTGCGCCGTCTATGTATGCCAGCTTGGATTTTCCCAGCATTGCCGATGGTGCAGTCAGCTGCTTTACATAGCCGCGCTTTGCCCTATTGGACAACAGCGGATAATCGGAGGAAGTGAGATTCCTCATATCATAGAACTCTCCATCAGCAATTTTGAGGTTGTGATTGTAGCCCTTAAAAACATCGATTACCCGCTGCGAAACATATGTTTCCGTCAAAATCGGAAGTTTACCCATCCTTCATTCCCCTTTCAAAACAGAAATCGCTTCCCCGCAGACAGAGGCATGTGCGTGCGGTTGTAATGGTTCAAGAAGGCTTGATACGCTTCGTTATACAGCACGCTGGATTGGTTGAATTTATTGATTTCTCCGTTTTCCTTATCAATCTGTGCCTGCAGATAGTAGTTGTAGATGTCCATTGCATAGGGACCGGATACCAGCAGCACGGTACCTTCGTCTGTTTCCGCATTGTATCCCGCAAACTCTTCCATCGGGCAATCTTCATGGGTCTTATAGACCTCTTCAAAGATTTGACCGTCAAGCTTGTTCAGCCACATAATTTTCAGAGGATCCTCATACTGGTTCGGTTTCACCAGATCCACCAGATCAATCGCTTCGCGTATTGTCATTTCATTCCCTCCTTTATTCGAAAAACGGGAGCTTTTGTAAGCCCCCGTTTTTATTATTTACCCAGCGTATTGTTTGCAGTTGCTTCCAACAGGTCAGCAACAGTCTGATCGAACCTTCTCTGAGCTCTCTCCGATCTTGCAATTTCGTCCGCCACAGCCTTGGGCACCATCACATTTTTACCTCTGGGAACAATATAGTTTCTCCCATTAATGCTCACATAGCAGTTCGGATCTTCCTTGCCGTAGCCCTTATGGACATAAACCTCAACCATTTCGGGCTGCTTAGGTGCATCTTCGGTCATTTTGGTTTCCGGCGTGACGTCAGTAGTCTGGTTTGCATCCTTCTGTTCCACTTCGGAAACAGGTTCATTTTTCTTGTTACCCATAATTATCCTCCTCGATTAAACAAGGGACAGGGTATTATGCCTTGCCCCTTGGATTATGCATAATTAGTTTGCTTCATTCACAGCACTGAAAGAACTGCTGCTCATAATGCGAATCAGGCGCTCGGGATACAAAATAGTCGCACCGTTGGTTTCCACCTTATAGCCCACAGTGCTAAACTGGTTCAGAGGGCCGCCGATTTCGCTCTTATCGTGGATAATTACTTCCAAACCGCCCTTTTCGGGGTCAATAATGCCGAAAGAATCCTTCCCGAACATATAAGTAGCATAGGTCATGGTGCCCGCCTTGTTTTTGTAGTCCTCACCACCCAGTACGGGTGCAAAAGGATTCTCGATAAAGCGACAGCCGTGCAGCTCACCAATTTCGCCGTTGAACAGTTCTTCGGGAGCCGCATACTTGTGTGCTTCCAGCCAGCCTGCAGAGTTACGCAAGTCAAACGCAACAGAAGGATGAACAACAGCCACATATTTACCATCAATAGTAGGCACACGATTGGTCTTCATCTGAGTCACCGCTTTAGATACCATCACAGGAGTGAGCATGGACATTACGGTTGCAGATGCTTCCATTTCTGCACAGGAAGTGGGAGTACCGGCAACAGCGCCGGTTGCCAGGGTGATGTTATCGCAATACAGAACATTGGTGTTCACCAGCAGTGCATCGCGAATCAGTGCTTCTACCGTTTCCGCCGCAGAGCTGCCCATTTCATTGGTAGCCTCAATGATAATAGGATCATATGCACGGGTTTCCAGCTGATCAGTGATTGCAGTGTAGGTGCCATACTGTTCGATAGTGCCGGTTTTGTATGTCATACCAAATTTCTGACCGGTAGGAATAACACCTTCCTGCAGCTTACCTGCTCTGTCAAAGGCATTGAACTTACGCCATTCCACAGTTTTGCCATGATTTGCAGGCAAAGGCTGCTTTTTAGCGAACTGTTCATAGTACAGATTGGGTTTTGCGTTTTCCAGCAGATTGGTATCATAGAATTCCTTCAGTTCCCCATTCATGGAATGTGTGTCAGTGAAGCCCGTGGTTTCGCCGGAATATGCATTGACGAAACTCTGAGTGCCGTTTACCAGAGTACCTGCTTCGGCAAACAGCTGCAGATTCATCTTGACTCGTTCAATCGTCATAATTTATCTCCTTTCTTATTCAGGGAAATATCACTTGGATCTATATCCTCCGGGATAGATTTTTTCCCCTCGAGCAGCAGCATCGAAAATTTCCTGTCTAAATGCTTCTCTCTGCTGCTTGCTTGCGTGTTTGTAATCGAATGAAGTTACGGAAGCTGCACGGCCCGATACACCATTTTCCACAGGACGATTCTGCCCCGCTCGAATGGCATTGGTCACCTGTCGAGTTGTCTGGCGTGCGATTGTCTGACTCTGCAGCGCTTCCAGTTCCTGCTGATGTACCTGGCGATAGGCTTTTTCCACCGTCATGCCAATCTGCAGCATGTGAGGCTGAGTAAGAGCAACAAACAAAGGATTCTCTGTTTCCTTGCCCAAATCGAAGTTCGGAAATACTTTCTTCACTTCTTCGCCCTGTCTGATCAGCTCGCTAAAATGCGCTGTCCGCGCCTGTTCTTCGCTTCTCTGCTGTGCAAACTGTTCTTCTGCCTTGCGCTGCATTTCTGCGCGCTTGTCCCCGTGACGCTTTTCGATCAGTTCCTCCGCTGTTTCGCGGCTGGTACCCATGCGCAGGGATTCTTTTGTCAGAAAATCGTTTTTGACAGCTTCGGTCAGCTCAGTCACGCTCAGTTTTTCCAGATCCTTCCCCATGCTGTCTGCAAGGTACTGCAGCAGCGGTGTCAGATCTTCCAAAGCTTTTGATGCGCTGTTTTCTTCCTTGATTCGCTTCTGAATCAAATCACGCGCATACTTGTCCGCTT